TCCGTTGCTCGCCCGCCTCATTACACTCGCATACAGCCACTGAGTACAAGGCCGAGGGTTTGACTCAAAGCCGATGACCCTAGGGTTTTCCCACGACTGCCCCTCCAGCATGACCACCACCCGGTCCCCTGGCTCGAACGCGCCGCCGTTGCAGTCCATGTACTCAATGGGCACGTCAACCAGCGTCTGCGTAGGGTTTATCTCGAGATCCTGCGCGCTGCTCGCGGCCTCGTCCAGCTGGACGGTGCAGATGTCACCAGATAGCGCTGTAATCTCGCCCACGCGGTATGTGGGTGACCAGCGCTGCCATCCTGGCAAAAGCGCAGCATTGAGGTAGGTTGCTTCTGGCGACATCGCCATGCGGTGCGTCATAGCGCCATCGGCTGCTGATGGCTCCGGTGCACCAGGCGCAATGATGATGGCCGGCTGCTCGCCGTTGATCTCGACGGTAGCAACTGCACCGGTCGCGTCCTCGGTGTAATCCGCGCACCATGCCTGCCGGGTCTCGGTGGTACTGAGCGCCTGCAGCTCGGCTGCTCGAGCGAGAATTTTGGATCTCTGCAGTCTCGCGTTTGCGAGGTCGCGCTTTGCCAGCTCGAAGGCGCCCTGCGTCTCGGCGAGCGAGCTGGTGAGCTTGACCACCTCCGTCTGGTACCGGTCGACCAGCTCATCGAGCTCGCGCTTCATCACCTGCCAGGGCTCATCCGGCTCCGGCGGCGCGCTGATCTCCATCTCCATCTGCTGGCGCTTGTAGTCTGCATAAAGGGCGATCGCGTCATTGAGCGCGGTGACGATCGGCCCGCGCTCATCCTCGATCTCGGCGAGCTTGTCGGCGAGCTCCTGGATGGACGTGTCCAGCTCATCCACTGTGGCCTGCAGCCTGGCTACCCTGCGCGCGATCTCGGCAGACCCGTAGTCCAGATCGATGGTGTACAGGCCCTCGCCGGAATTGCCGGTGACGGTCGCTCTACCCACGGCTGCCGACATCCATGTAGGCGTCGCCAACAGTAGGCACAAAATAGTTGATGTAGCCAGCGGTAAAGCTGATCGTCCCATCGGTCACCACCTGCCCCGGCCGGAGGAGCCAGTCGATTGATGCGCGCACCCTGGCGCTGCCGCCTATGGTCTGTGAGCTCGAGCGCACGCCCTGCAACTGCACGGTGGATGCAGACACCGGCGAGCTGAACGCGTCTGCATACCCGGACAGGGTGCCAGTCTCCTTGGTCGGCCCGCGGTTGACGATCACGGTAGACAGATCCGCACGCGCCATCTCTGACTCGACAGTCTGCCCGCCTATGGCCGTCTGCCGGTAGATCACCATCTGCTCCACGCCCTGACGCGCCGTTATGACGTCGGCGTAGTCGCCCACGGCCGGCACCACACACTGCAGGAAAGAGGCGCGGTCATCCTGCACAGTGGCTTGCCAGCTGCTGATCGGCACCTCTGCTGGCGGATCACCGGTGATGCGCATGATGTAGCGCTCGGTGGGGTCGCTGATGAGGGCCGTGAAATCGTTTAGCACGTACGTCCGCACCGCGCCGACTGGCGAGGGTATGCGCATCTGCGCAGTCTCTGGCATTTCGATGAGTGCCGCGAGGTCGCCGAGCGGCGATGCTATCAATGTGCGCGCATCGACGGGCGGGCGTATTGTAATCTCAGGCGCAGGCAGCCCCAGCGGCGACGTCACGGAGACGCGCACATCGGAAGGGATCGCAGGGGCGGTGTTCGGGAATGGCTCGGTCGGCGGAGAAAACTCGGCTGTATAGCGGCCCACGCCTTTTGTAATGCGCAGCTCATCTATATGCCCGTTTGCAAAGCTGTCCGACCCCCAGAGCGTGCTGTACCCGATGCGGTTTGTTGCTGTGCTGCTGAGCCCAGAGCCGTACGGGGCCGATCCGTAAGGGTTCACCCCGTCAACGTACAGAGCAAGTCTGCCGCCCGAGCGAACAACGGCAACGTGGTGCCAGCTCCCAGCCGACACCATGCCCGCGTCAGACTCGCTTACTTTATAGAACGCCTCCTCGAACACGAGAGAGCCGTAATCAGTGACATACAGGCTGAACTCACCGCCGTTGCCTCTATCGCCCTGGCTGTAGACCGGGAACATGCTGGATAGCGATGCCGGACGTATCCATGCCTCAATCGTGAAATCCCCGGCCCCATACCCGGACCCATAGTCGAACAGCGCGCTGCCCGGAACGGACACATAGTCGCCGTCGCCATCGAGCAAGCATGAGGCGCCGCCGAACTTTGCCTGTGCTGTATCAGTCTGAGCGTTGCCGGCAGCAGTAAGAGCAAGCGCGTTGCTGCTGCTATCAACAAACGACGTACTTCCGTCCGGCCCGTCGAAGTGGGCCAGCAGCGAGACGTTGGCGAAATGAGGGTCTGCCATTTACCCGATCACGCAGCTGACCAGCTCAACGTCCGCGCCATTCACAATGGATGTCGTGCTCAGGACGATCTTGCCCGGCACTGCTGACGCCCCGCTTTCGGCTGGCACTGAGACAATCGCATTATCGTCGCCGTCCACCATGACGCCGTAGGTGCACTCGCCGCTGGCGACCGCACTACTGGTTCCTGCTGCCGTGAGCGTGACCTGGCCGGTGATCGCACTCACAGTGCCGGCAGGGTCGGTCAGCGTAACCGTTGCCAGCAGGACGTCAGCGTCGTCGTATAACTTTAGCTTCGCTGGCGAGCTGGCTGCGTCAATCTGGCCAAGCACGGCAGTGTGCGCGGCAACGATTGTGGGCGTAGCATATTCTACGGCTGATGGCGCAGGCATATATCAATCCTCACTCAGTGTGCGGATGACCAACAGGGTCAACGTGTTTTCGTCCGGGCCCTCGTCCATGCTCTCTGGCACGGCCAGGAAGCAGCCCTCTGCGCTGGACAGGGTGACAGTAGGGTGTAGCTTGACGATGCGCCGCACGCGCTCGGTGTGCGCCCTGGACACAACGCGCCAGCGGTATTGCCGGGTTAGGTCGCCATCGGAGTAACCGCGGTCGGATACAACCGCACCTCCATCAAGGGTGGCAGCGCGAGCCGCACGGCGCCGGTAGCTTTGCGCGCCTGGCAGCGGGTCAATAGACACATGGCCCAGCAGGTCAAATGTAGTGGATGCGATATGTATCACTGTGACCCCAGCAGGTATTCATAGCCGGCTCGAGCTCTTGCTGCTGCGACCTTGATCTCTTCGTCTGTCAGTTTCAGCTGCCTCTGCAACAGCTTGTCCCTGCGCTCCTCCTCGGCGGTGATCTGCTCTTTGATGCCAAGCTTGTCGAACTTGGATATGTTCTCATCTCCAAGTAGGTCAAAGAGCCCCTGCAGCGTGTCGCCGGTGTTGACGAAGCTGGCGCTCACAGCCTCAAAAGCGGACTCTATACGCCGTGCGTCCCCTTCGATCTGAGCCACCATGATCTGGGACTGCGCCTCAATGGCCGCCAGCTTTTCATCGAGCGAGAGCTTCTTGGTCTCGTCCTCGATGCCCTTGACTGACTTGCCGAGCTCGTCGCCCTTGCCGGCCGCTTCGCCCGCTGCATCCGCCGCCTCGTAGAGCGTCTCCTTGTACGGCACCAGGGTGCCGACGCCCTCCTCTGCTGCATCCGCCGCCTCGTAGAGCGTCTCCTTGTACGGCACCAGGGTGCCGACGCCCTCCTCTGCTGCGTCAGCAACCTCCCACAAGCCGGTGCTGAAGTTGTAGAAGCGCTCGCGGCCATCGTCTGCAGTACCGGCAATGTCCGCCATTGCCTCGTCGGCCTCGCGGATCTGACGCGCAGTGGCCTCAGCAGACGGCCCCGTGGTCTCGGTCAGCTCCCTGCCAAGCCCCTCAAGCTCATCATTTAGGCCGGTAACATCAGCCGCCCAATCAGCAAGCCGTTCGCTAAGCGATGTGCCGGTGGCGGCCTCGGTCGCCTTATTTGCCAGCGTGCCAAGCGCAACGCCGGCGGCTCCTGCGGCCCCGACAAGCCCCGCCTTGCCCAACAGCGCCAGCAGCCCGGTGGAGCCGGAGAGCGCAGTAGCCGCCCTGCCGAACGAGCCCGCAAGGCCTGCGCCCTGGGACAGGCCGATGATGGCGATCAGGGACTCGATCGACGGCAGCAGGCCTGCCACGGCACCGCTGACCAGGTTAGCCTGTGTCGCCATGCCGCGCGCGCAGTCCCTCGACAAACCCGGACATGTCGGCCTGATCAAGCGCTGCCGGCAGGTTTTCGGCGACCGAGGAGAGAACGTCCTCCAGCAGCCCCATCTGCTCCTCGACGAACTCGACCACGCCCGCAAGCTGGCCCTCGTCCACCGAGTTGCTGATGCCGAGGAAGATATTGCGGATGGCGTCTGCGATGCCGCCGGCCTCGTCCAGCAGTGGGTCGCCGAAGGTGATCAGGATGTCCTTGAAGGCGTTTTCGATGCGCTGGGACATCTTCTCCAGGTCATCCACCATCTTCCCGTAGGCTTCAGACGTCACGCCGGCCTTTTTTCCCATCTCCTCAATGTTGCCGGCAAAGGAATCTGCCGCACTACCGGTGAGCGGGAATACGGCGCGCAGCGCCTCAACCGAGCCGAACAGCTTGCCCATCTGCTCTTCGTTGCCGCCGGTGGCGCGGGCAACATTCTGTAGGACGCCATCAAGGTCCTTGGCCTTGACTGCCTGCGCGTTGAACTCGATGCCGAGCTCTGCGGCGAGCTTTGATGCCTCTGCGGTCGGCTTGATCAGCGCGGCCATCGCGGCATTGATCTGCGTGATCGCCTGCGATGTCGGCGTGCCGACCGACGTCAGCGATGCGATGGCGGAGAGGACTGTCTCGAACGGTACCTTGAGCGTCGCGGCGGTACCGGTGACCTGCGACAGCCCGTTGGCCAGCTCCGGCAGCGTGGTCTGGCCGTTTTTCACGGTCAGGAACAGCGCATCAGAGAAGCGGCCGGCCTCCTCCATACCCAGGCCATAGGCGTTAAGCGAGGACACCAGCACGCGCAGCGTATCGTTCAGATCCGCCTTGCCAGCAACAGACAGCTGCTCAGCAATCGATACCGCCTCAATCGCATCCTTGTAGTCCACACCCGCTGAAATCGCGTTGTAGACCGCGGTGGTGACCTGCTCGAGCGGCGCCGTGCTATTGGCTGCGTAGTCCTGCAGCGCATCCCTGAACCCGCCGAGATTCTCGATGGGCTCATTGATCAGCGTGGCGATCTCGCGGAATGCGCCGTCGAAGTCGCCCGCAATCTTGATGGCAAACGCAGTGGCAGCAGCGCCGGCGGTGAGCAGCCCGGCCTCCAGCTTGATCGCATTCGTCGTGAAATCAGCAATGGGCTGCGTGGCGCCCTGGATGTTGCCGGCGAGATTGCTGGTGCCGCCGATGACAGACTGAACAGCAGCGCCGGTGTTATCCACGGCGTTGAAGATCAGATCGATGGTGCGTTGCGCGTCAGCCATTGCGTTTCATCTCTGCGGCGCGCTCCTTGTAATAGAGCGACCACAGCTCCATCTCAAGGTCGCCCATCTGGGTGCCGAAAAGGTCCGGCCGTGCCTCGAACAGAAAGCGCCCCCGGTCAGCGCACAGGTATATCAGGCTTTTGACTTCGCCTTGCCGCCAGAGGCTTTCCGCTTTCCCGGCTCGGCGCCCTGGTCCGTGAGTAGTGCTATCCGGTCCGTCAGCGCCTGGAAAACCATCGGGTAGGCCTCGGACAGCTTGACTGCGACCATGCGCTGGCCCTTGATGTCCGGCGTGACAGACCCGGACACCAGCATCTCGATGCGCCGGACCGTCTCCTCCGGCACCTCGCGCCCGTAGAACTCCATGATCTCGCGAGCGCTGTCGATAACGCCCTCACCGGTCTGCGCTGCGGTCAGCAGTGCGTTGGTGCGATCACGGATGATCAGCGCAACCGCAGACCGCACGCGCCCGAGCTCGGCAGCGGTGAGCCCGCGCACGGTCCACTTTGGCTCACCCTCCCACCAGTCAGCGAGTTGCGGCACATCGACCGTCAGCTCGCGCGGCGTGAACTGCTCCTGAAGGAACCGGTTAAGGTCCATCAGCCGCTCACGTCCACAGTGGACGAGCGCGCACCGACGGTGCAGCTCACAGTCACGTCATCACCGCTGGTCGGGAATGGCCGGGACACAGCCAGGTAACCCTGCGTCAGCTGGTACACGGTGGACACATCGCGGTCAGGGAAGTACTTGAACCACAGGTTGTCGCCCTTGCGGCCGATGAAGTCGCCGCCAATCGCCTCGCTCTGGCGCATGCGCGCGGTGAAGGTCGCGGTACCCACGCTGAACGATACGCTCGCCTTGGGCCCGTCGTGCGTCTCCACCGAGGACGTGCTCACAGAGTCATCTGCAGGCTGCCAGTCGGCCGAGCCGGGCACCGGCGCAAACAGCGGCGTAGCGCCCTTGACGTGCACCTTGCGCGGCACAGCGCCGGTGTGGATCGCAGGCAGCGCAGAGTAGAAGGTAACGGTGCCGTTGGTGGCGTCGATGTCGTAGCCGGGCGAAATAGCAGACTCGCGGTGCACGCCCACGGTCACCATGATCTCGCCCGCTGCCACCGGCGCAGCAGTGACAGACGTGGTGCGCACCTGGCCGATCTCGATACTGCCCACAGGGATCAGCGGCGGGCCGCCGGCAGAGCCGCGCGTCTCAACAAACTCTGTGCCGTCGGTACCAGCCACGGCAGTCAGCGCGCCGGTGCTGTCCACCGTGATCGAGGTGATGCAGTGCGTGTCAGTGCTGATGCCGCGAGTGATGCTGACCGACCCGCCGGCCACGGCCACAACACCGTCGGCGTCAGCGCCGGCCATGCCGGGCGCCTGCACGGTCAGGGCAGCGACAGCGACCTCGTCATTACTGCCAGATGGCGAGATTGCGCCGCCGGTCAGCAGCCCGTAGGGCGCGACGACGGTGCCATCGGAGAACGGCGCAAACGCGGCCTCAAAGGTGATGCCATCACCGCTGTCATCCATCTCCTGCCAATCATAGGCCGTCTGGCCCGACTCGTACTGAACTTGGGGACGTCCCATGGTATGCCTCCTCAGGCCTCATCGATCAGATAGGGATTGCCGCGCACAAAGCGGTAGCGCACCCTGAAAAACGCCTGCGCGAAAATCCCGCGCGAGCCGTCCGGTATCTCGCCGGCGGCACCGCCGGTGTACTCAATATGCTCAGCCAGGCCGCCCAGCCGGGTATCCGTGGCCAGCGCCTCCTGGATCAGGTCCGCCAGCGCAGTGCTGGCCTGCTCGTGCCACCCATCACCCTTGCGGCCAGAGATCAGCACGATGCGCGCGATGGTGACATCCATCTCCATGCGGCTGTGCTCGTGGTCGCTGCCGGCATCCTGCTCCTCGCCATCTACCACCACGCTCATAATTCCCGATGCAGGCACCTGCTCGATGCCAAAAGCCTCGAGGTTGCGCACAGCACTCACCCTGGCAGCGAGGGCCTGCAGAACCTGCTCGCGCACCGGCAGGCTCATGCCGGCGGGTACTTCTGCTGGAGCAGGTAGCGCATGGCGTCCAGGAACTGGTGCTGCAACTCGTCACCAGCACCTGGCAGCAGCCGGTCCCGCGTCTCGTTGCCGAACACCTGCGAGACTGATGGCCCGTAGGCCACCTCAAACTTGCCGCCCTGGCTGCCTACGCCTCTGCCAGCCTTGACGGCAGCGGACCGCTCGCCAGAGGACAGTCGCCGAACAATGCCAAGAGCCCGGCTCTTCGGCAGCACCATGTAAAACCACTCGCGGCCCATGACCTCTGTCTGGCCAGAAGGCTTGACCTTCACCCTGATGCCGCGCTTGGGTATGGGTGGCGGTCTCAGCCAGGACAGCTTGTCGCCTGATATCTGCGGATCGGTGCTGAACCGCGACAGCAGTATCCCTCTGCTCGGCACCTTAATGGCGCCAGACAAATCTGCCCGCGTGGCGCGCTTGAACGTCAGCTGTTTGTTGACGTACGCCGCCTTGAGCCGCACCTGCTCGCGTATCGCTTTGCTCGAGGCCGTCTTGACCTTCGGGCCCGCCTTGTTGATTGCAACACGCAGCGCCTCATCCGCATTGCCGCCGACGAACTCAAAGAAAGCGAGTGCATCGGCGACCTGCGCACGATCGACCTCTACCGTCGCCTCGATCACGGACACACCCCAAGGCACAGGCACTGGTGCACATATTCATCCGATGACAGGGTGCGCTGCACCTCAAGCACAGCGCCGCCGTCCATCTCGATCAGTGCGCCGCGCTGCGGCATTGCTGCGACATCTGCCCGCTGTATCGATACCAGTGTCTGCCCGCTGCTGATGTCCACCGCATCACCCCACTGCGTGAGATTGTGAGACAGGATCGCGGTCACCTGCACCGGGCTCGACCTGGTCAGATCGTCATGCGCGTAGTAGGTCGCCTCGCCAGATCCGCCCACAGCAGACAGGGTGCCAAATATCGTGCTGTGAGCGTCGGCGAAGACATCCATGGGCTATCAAGCGCTCAGGCGCACCAGTCCAGATGCGGACGGGTTAGCGGCCGCCGCCACTGCATGACCGATCGCAAGGTTGGTACCTGTGTCGTCATCGGTGGTCGCCTCACCAGCAGAGACATCCCAGTAGATGACGGCGCCCTCAGCCCAGGCCTGCGCGCTGGTCTTTGGGAGAGCGAACACGCCGGTGCACTGACCCTCGAACGTCTCGGTCTCCGCAGCATCGCCGAGCGCCACTACAAAGAGCGCGCCGATCATGTAGCCGCCGCCGCTGGTCACGCCCCCAGAGGGCGCGGTCAGCGTGAGCACATTGCCGGGCTGGGTGTAGTTCGTTGCCATGATTCAGTCTCCTTATGCGCCGGCGTTGGTGACAGCGCCGCGGTAATCGATGGCACCGACACCGAAGTCGAGCCGCACTTTGTACTGCGCCCCGTCCACGTCGAAGCCGTCCTGGATCTCGAGATAGGGCGACTGGTTGCCGTCCAGGAACGCCACCTCGATGACGGGCGCCTCGGACGGATCCGCAAACGTGTAGAACCGGGTGCCGGACAGGCGCGGAGTGTCCACGATGTCGCGGAACAGCCCGCGGACCATGTTCGGGCGCTGCAGCTTGCCGGAGGTGTCAGGGTCGTACTCTGCGGCGTTGATCACGCGCGCAGTGCCACCAAGACCCATGGGCACCAGAAGGACAGCCGGGCGCAGATCGAGGTAGTCATTGCCGCCGACATCCATCTGGCTGGCCAGCTTGACGCGCGCGTCCTCAATGCTGACAACTGCCAGCGCACCAGCAGAGCCGATGTTGCCGTGGTCAGCGTGGAACAGCGTCTTGCTGTCGCCCATCACCGGGCCTAGACCTGCGTTCTCGGCCAGCAGCGCGTATACCGCCGCCTCCACCGTGCGGGCCGCAGAGCGCCCCAGCATATTGGACAGGCCGAGGAAGGCGCTCAGGTCATCGTTGATGATCGCCTGGCGGGACAGGTTGATGATGTTGCCCACCGTCTTGGCGGAAATGCTGGCCTTCTCACCATCAGGGATGGTCTTGTTCGTGAACTCACCCAGCTCGCTGACGGTGTCCAGGTTGCCCAGGCTGCCAACGCGGTACCGGTTGTGAGCACGGAAGTCGCTTACGCTTCCTGTTGCGCAAAATCGGCTCCAGGTGAGCGCAGCCGCGCCGTAGGATGCCTGCAGCGTCTTGTACATCGCCTCTTCGAGCAGCACCGGGAAGTCGGAGGTGCTCTGCGTGAAGGCGGCGCCGACGATCTTCAGCTGATCCATTCCGCGGGTGGATACGCCAGATGCCTCAACGCACTCGCGCGCAATGTCAAGCAGGCGATAACCGCGGTAAGGGTTGCCGTTGTCTGCCTTGACGCCCGCAACACCAGCACGCGCTAGCACTGCGTTCACTGCATCTGCGCGGCGCTCCTCGCGCTCGTTGAAGCGGGTCACCACGTGACCCTGAATGGGCTCGGCGCCCTCTGCGAGCTTGGCGAGGATGCGCTCACCAGCAACGGCCGCGGTCACATGGTCATCATCCATGCACTGCGCCTTGAGCTCTGCCATGCCATCTCGCTCGGCGAAGGGCTCAAACTTTGCGGCCACCGCCTGGCGGCGCTCACGCTCTTCCTTCAAGGCCTGCGCCTTGATGGCCTCGAGATCGACGGCATCCGCCGCCGGCTTGTTGTCGGTAGGCATATTACCCTCCTGGTGTGTCGCGGCAGCCGCCGCACGAAATCGCGTATACCGCGACAGATCAAAAACCTTGTGGATGTGCGCGGCCACAGGCAGCGCAGCCGTGACGGCATCGATAAGACCGGCGCTGGCCGCCTCATCTGCCGAGAAGTAGTGGTCCTCGCCATCGGTAAGCAAGCCGAGGATGTAGTCAGCGTCAACGTCAGTGCGCGCTGCGTAGGCGTTCGCCATCGCGCCCGCATATTTGTCGAGCACGTCGGCGTAATCGCGCATGCTCGTGCTGTTGCCGATAGACACGCCCCACGGCGCATGAATCATCAACAGCGCGTTCTCGGCCATCTGGACAGTGTCGCCGGCCATGGCGATCAGGCTGGCGATGGAGGCAGCGATGCCGTCAATCTCGACGTGTACTGCAGCAGGGTGCCGGCGAAGCGCGTTGTAGATGGCTAGCCCGTCGGTGACGCTGCCGCCATACGAGTTGACGCGGACGGTCAGGGTGTCAGCATCAAGCGCAGCCAGATCGCGCACAAACTCGCGAGCGGAGACGGTTTCATCGTCCCAGCCCTCGCCGATATCGCCGTAGATGAAGATCTCAGCCGCGCGAGGCGCTGCAGATGCCTTGATGGTAAATGGAGAGGTCATGCCGGTCTCCCGATCAGGTTACCGGCAGTTTTCTACCCTACGGGTGAAATTGTTATCCCTTGGATTTCAGTATTGCGAGCGTCACTCCACCAACTGCCAGCCTGCGGGATAACCCGTGGGCGACCACGAATTGTTGTCGATGACAGACTCATAAACTGAGCCATTGAAGGTTACTCGATCGCCCGTGTTGTATATGTCGTGCGAGCCTGTGGGCTGCACCCACTCATCAGGCCGCTGCCCGTGGCCATGGCCACCAGAGCCAACGCGCAATGGTGTGAACAGGCTGGCAGCAGTAGCTGGTGTCCAGTCTGCTTGGCTGGTGTGGGCCTGCAGTACCCGATAAGGCACGTCACCCACGCGTACTATGTCGCCTATGGCATACGCCTGATTGACTGCCCATTCGTCGTACAGGTAGGCCAGCGCGGCCTTGTCCTCGTCGGGTAGCGCGTCAATCTTTGCTGCGATCTGCTCACGCAAGACCAGCGTGGAAGCGATCGCTTCCGCTTGCGGGCCTTTGATCTTTGCCTGGTAAGCGCCCTTCTCGGCATCGGTCAGGGCGACGATCTGCCAGTCGTATGTGCGTGTTCGGCTTCCAGCATCGAAAAGATCACCGCGCAGCTTGATAGCGCCGGCATCCATAAGCTGCGCTACGCCAGCAACGCGCTGCGCATACGCCGCCCTTGCCTCTGGCTCCATCTGCACGCCATTGAGCTGCTCGTGGGATGTGCGCACAGACAGTGCAATCGCAAACTCGCACAGGCGCATCACGTCGCTCAGCAGATCGTGCACATCGCCTACATCCAGCTCGATGCGTTTGCGCACCACATCCTTTGCGATGCGAACCGGGCGGGTCATCTTGAGCGCCTCAAATAGCGCAGGTGTCATCTCTGCCTCTTGCCACGCAATCTCCGCCGGCTGCTCCGGTAGTGTTACGTCAGCTGGCACAGAGACGTAGCGCCAGCCATCGATCTCGCCGAGCTCGATGGCCTGCGGCTCATCGGAATCTGCGTTCACAAACCGCAGCGTGTACCCGTTAGGACCAGGGACTGTGTGTGTCTGATAGCGGTAGATCATCGCGTGCTCCTCGCCTTAGCATAGTTGTGGTATGATGGTGCGGAATCCATAGTTAACAGGTTGCCGCCATGCCACGAGGAAAGGACGTAACCGGGCAAAAGTCCAACCGGCTTCTTGCTATTCGGCGAGTAGGCACAAACCACAGAGGCCAAGCCATCTGGCTCTACGATTGCGATTGCGGCAAACAAATCACCACCGTCCAATCTGAAGTTACGCGAGGCAGAACACGGTCCTGCGGCTGTCTCGGCTTGGAGCAAAGGCGAAGAGCTGCAAAGAGCCGACAGCACGAATACAGCCGCGCAAACTGGACGCGCGAGCGCAGAACCTGGGAAGGTATGATCGGCAGGTGCACCAATCCAAATTACCCGGGATATGAGCGCTATGGCGCGAGAGGCATTCGCGTCTGCGAGCGATGGATGAAATCCTTCAAAAGTTTTGCGGTTGACATGGGCAGACGGCCCGAAGGGTGCACTCTCGACAGGATCGACAACAGCGGCGACTACACCCCCGAAAACTGCCGATGGGCAACCACCAGCGAGCAGAACAACAATACCCGCGTCAACCGCCACGCCACCATCGATGGTCGCACACAGACCGTCCAGCAGTGGTGCCACGAGCTCGGCGTAGATAGCGCACTGGTCTACAACCGCCTGCATCGCGGCTGGAGCGAAGCGGACGCCATTCTGACTCCTAACCTCAGACATAGCGCTTAACTGCTCGGGGCGGGACGGGCAGCGCGCCACCCGTAGATCGTGCTGCCAATCGACCGGCTGCTGCGCCAATGCCGGTAGAACACGCCGGCGCTGACGCTAAAGCTCCAGTGGCCGGCACAGGGCACGAAGAGGTTCGCGCGGTTGTACTGATAGCAATAGTCCTGGCCGAACAGGCTGGTGCCGCTTGCCGACATCGCGTCCGTGTCTTGCTGTATGCCGCACGCTGTCCGCAGCCAGCCAGCGCCGCTCGTCGCCTCGTCAAACACCTGGTTCGTCCCATTGCCGAAGTACACTGCGCCGGTGGCGCTACCCCATGGCAGCAGCCCGGTCTGCAGGTCGTACAGTGTCGCCAGGTGCGCTGCGTTACCCCACGCATCATTCGTCGAATTCCAGCCGGCCTTCAGGTCAGCTGCCGCAACAGACTCCTTGAGCGCGTACACATCACCGCTGGCCACCTGTGCCGTATCGGTCGCACTGGATCCGGGCGATGTGATACCCAGTGCCACCTGGAACATCGAGCCATTCACGTCGGCGATACCGCAGCTCTGCCCATTGTGCGTAGTCTTAGCAAATGGCGAGCCGCTGCCGGTCTGCGGTTTGTTCGCATTGCCAGAGTCGCCCGCGGTGGCGAATGTCACGCCAGAGTCATCGACGTCCGACAGCGCATTGTTGTTGCAGCCCTTCGGGTAGTTGGTCGTGCCGGCGGCGTCATACCATGCACAGTGCGTAGAGCTGCTGGATGCCTGCGCGTGCGCCAAGCTGAGCAGCGCCACCGCGGACACTTGGAACACTGTGTGGCAGTGGAACCCGGCGCCACGGGCTCGACTCAGCATCACGGCGTCTGCGAGGATGCCCGTGCACGTGCCGTCCGGCGTGACCATGCCATTGCTGTTCGTGTAGTTGGCGTCGGTTGTGAGCGATATGGGCACCCCGTTTTTGACCGACTTGCAGGATGTGCTGCCATCCTTGCTCGCCAGATACTTGTCGTAGAAAAATCCGTCCAGCACCTGCCCGCCGTCGATGAATGCGCGATGCATCGCGTAGCCTGCAGCATTCGCGGCGGCCTCGTCGGCGTAGGTGTCTATGCCCTTCACATCGATGCTGTTGGCGCCGTAGTCACCATAGGTCGGATTGCTCGCATGGCCGATGCGGTAATAAAACCGCGGCACGAAGCACATGATGCTGCCGTCCGTGTACTGATAGTTGCCGTAGTTGTCTGATGCAGGGTCCGTGGTGCCCGTCATTTCAGAGAACCCGGACGGCAGGTTGGTAGCCACGCCCACACCGAAGCCCTGGGTGCCAGGCGCGCCGATCAGTCCACCGAATGTCGCCGCAGTGGCGAATGACGAGGCGGCGGACCACTCAGACGACCCATTGTTGGTGCCGTTGTGGCGCACGCGGACGTAATAGGTCTGGGACGTGGACAGGCCGGACACATCCCAGCTGGTCAGGTTTGATGTGTCTGCTGTGGACTGTGAGACGATGGACGTAAAGCCGGCATCGGTGGCGAGCTGCCAGTCGCTGGATGCGTGCGTATCCGACAGGCCTGACCAGCCGAATGCGCTGCTGGTGATCGTCACACTGCCCATCTGGTCGACCGCGCCATTGGATGGCGATGTGATGCTGGGTGTATCTACGCCCAGCGCCACAGTAGATGCGCTCACCTCGGCCCAAGCGCCGGCGCCAAGCGATGCACCCACATGCCGCGCCCTGAACGTGTAAGCAGTGCCCGGCGTGATCTCGCCGGCAGTAATCGATAGCAAATTGACTGTGTCGCCCAGACTCTGCCAGACGACAGACGCGCCATCGAGGATCTGCCAGGTCGACGTATATGTCAGCAGTGGTGAACGCCACAGGCGCAGACTCGGCAGACCACCCGAGGATCGCGCCTTTGTGCTGCACGGTCACGCTGTAGAGGGTGTCGCCACTTAGCGTGGGCGGGACGTAGGACACCAGGCCCGACACCTCGCCACTGTCGTGCACGATGGAGCCGCCAGAACTGACCCGCCAGCGGGAGGCCTCGTGTGTATCTGCAACGCCGACCGCCTCAAACGCCGAGGACTCGATGACCGGAGACCACGCTATACCTGTGGCGCCGTCAATAGGCGCTGTGATGCTGGGTGTAAGCACCCCCGCAGGCAGCACGTCCACGACAAAATCTGCCTGCACGCCGTCTGCGGTCACTGATAGCGTGATCTCGCCGGACGTGGCGGGCGCCGTGAGCGTGAGCGTGTCGCCCGCCAGGCTGACAGTGCCGCTGCTGACCTGCACTAGATAGGACGAAAATGCGTTGTAGTTTGTGATCAAGTACTCGCCGACCTGACTGGCGTAGATCTCTGTGCTGCCAGATAGCGTCACTGCGGATCCGCCGCCAGATGCTGGGTCGATCCACTGCGTATCAAAGTCGGTACCGCTTGCCTTTGCGAGCACCTGCCCGGTGGTACCGCCGATCGGCACACCCTCGCCTGCCGGACCCTGCGGGCCTGTCGCACCGGTCTCGCCCTGAGGGCCTGTCGCACCGGCCGGCCCGACCTCACCTTGCGGACCCGCTGGCCCCTGCGGGCCATCGATGCTGCCCACCAGAGACCACGCGCCAGCCGCTTTCGCGAAAACGTCACCGCTGGTGGTGTTGAGGTAGTAATCACCATCAGCGCCAGTTGCTGGCGCCGGGTCCGTCGTGCCGTCGTGCCATGTGGTACCCGGGTCGCCCTTAGGACCGGCGGGGCCAGCATCACCTTGTGGGCCAGCAGGCCCGGCGGGCCCAGCAGGACCGGTATCACCGGCAGGCCCAGCAGCACCAGTGTCGCCTTGCGGGCCGGCAGGGCCTGTAGCGCCAACAGGACCGTCTGGACCAGCAGGCCCCCGCATGCCGCCATAGCTGAGCGCAGCCCACGCGGTCGTGCCATCGCCCACCTTGAACTGGTCTGTGTCGAGCTCAAGCCCGATCTCGCCCTCGGCAAGCGTGGGATTTGCCGATGTCCAGTTTGCCGCTGTATCCCTGCGCAGCTGGATTCGGGTGAATGTGCTCAAGCGCCACCTCCAGTGATTGTGTGGTCCTGCAAGTCAGATGTCGTGCCGCCGTCAACCGCGCTGGCCTGCACCGCACCGGCAGGGCCGCCATCCATGATGGCCGGTGGAGACCAGGTACCGCCGATGACCTCGCGCAGCATGGCAATGCTGACCCGGTAAGCGGCTCCCTCGCGCTCGAGGACCAGCGTGTCGGTCTCGGCGATGTCCAGCAGCAGCGGCAGGCTTGAGACGTCGAATGATGAGGCGGAGCCGCTGCCGCCGCCGCCACCACCTTTCTGACCTCGCGCGCCTTTCGGCCCCCGCAGATCGACCAGCTCACCCCAGCCGCCGTCCGGCTTCTCGAAGCGCAGCTTAGTCCCTTGCCACTCATGGTCGGGCGGATCGCCCTTGGGCCCCGGCGGGCCCCGGTCACCCTTCGCCTCGGCGGTCAGCCTGTCGCGCTCAGCCTCGGCGCGCAGGCGCATAGACTCTTCTGCTGCGCGCCTAGCGCGGACGCGGGCCAGTACGTCAACTGAACTCATTGCGCAGCTGCTCCAGCGCAAGCTCTTCGGCCGTGCGCGATGCCCTGGCAGCCGCCAGCCTCTCCGCCTCGATCGCCGCTTGCGCCTCTCGCGCCTCAGCCTGCGCTGACAGCAGTGCCGCGTGCGCTTCCTGATTCCGGCGCTCTGCAGCCTTCATCGATTCTCGGGCAGACTTCGCTTGATCTTCGATCGACTTCGCCTTGGCCTCTGCTTCTGCTTTGATCGCCTGCAGTCGGGCTTCTCGCTCTTCCAGGTCAGCGATCTGCCGGGCCTCTTTCTCTTCGGCGGCGATCCGGGTGCGCTCGGATTCGCGGGCCGCCTGCGCGTCCTGATGCTCCTTCTGCGACAGCGTGAAATCTGTGTCGGCCTCCGCCTTCCGCGCCTCCGCCTCCGCCAGGAGTGAGCGCGACAGGTGCTCGGACTCTCGCGCCTTCTCGGCGCCTTCCGTCGCCTTCAGCCTGCCGGCATCAGCTGAAGCCGTCATATCCAGTCGCGACTGCTCCGCCTCCATGACCTCCATGTCGTGAGGGCCTGGACCAGCATTGGAGTCAAAAGTAATGCCGCGCTCGGCGACATCCTCTCGCCACTGGTGGATCTGCTCGAGCACGTCTGCCGGATTCTGACCGCGGCGCCTGATCACCTCCTGCTCGCTCGCAAAGCCTGCGCGTACCAGCTTGAGCCACGCCCCCGCCTCTTTTGCGGGGTCGATCCACGGCATCTGCTGCCCGATGAAGCTGGCATCATCTGCCGAACCGCCGCGCAGATCAGCGGGCCGCGGCACGGCGCCAGAAAGGTCGGCCGCAATGACGAACGCCTCCCAAACAGGGCGGATGATGTTTCCTACGAACTCGTCTGTGAGTGCCGCATAGTGCGTCCACTGCTCGCCCATCTCCTGCCGCTGTGCCGAGTAGGTGCCGCTATAGTCTTTGGAGAGAGATGAGTAGCTGGCGCCAATGCCCGCCGCAAACGCTTTCAGCTGACCCTGTCGGAACGTGACCAGGTTAGGGTTAGGCCTCTTGCTGTCGATCAGGCCAATCTCCTCGCCCACCTCTAGCGTGTCTATGATCACGCCGGGCTCCAGGCCGATCTCGCGCGGTAGTGGGTTGCCAGACTCATCCCTTGCCAGCCTGTCAGGATCGATGCCGTCCGGAGAGTGGCGCTTCACGTAAGCAGTAAGCATGGCCGCAATCTTGGCCGCAACGCGCTCGCTCTCCTCGTAGTCTTTGATGTCCTCGAGGCGCGTGATCACCGATGCAAACTCGGACACGCCGCGCAGCTGCCCGATGCGGTCCGTGCTGGCGATGTGGAGGATGCGGTCAGCCGGCACGCGCTTGAGCTCAGCCGTGAGTGCCGACGTCAGCACGTTGTCACTGGGATGGTGCTTGTGCAGCCAGTAGGCCCTCGGCGCACCCCAGGCATTGGTCTCGATGCCCTGGCGAATCCCTCGACCGGTATCGTTGAGGTAATACGGCACCATGTCAGGCTCGAATAGCTCGAGTGATAGTGGCACGCGGGTACCGTGCTGCAGCAGCGGTATCGGCCCTTGCAGCAGCTGCGCGAAGGCCTCGCCGTCTCGTATCCATGTGCGCGCCAGCAGCCGCTGCACGCGAGCCCAGTGGTATTGCTGCGTGACCTCCGGGTGGCGCATCCAGTCACGCCATGCCTCACGCAGCAATGCCGCGTACTCCTCGTGGATGGACCCGTCCGGGCGCCTCGGCTGCGGCTCAATGCCGACACCAGTCGGCCCCACGATGTTGTCAGTGATAGTCCGCAGCGCGCCGCGGGTGATGTCGTGATTCTGCGCCAGGTGGCGCACCTGGTTGCGGACCGCAACAGCACCCTGCTGTGTCTGCAGGTTTGGGCCAGCCGCGGCAGTCCGGAACTTGCGCAGCCGTCCAGGCTTTGCCGCCTCATAGTATGCAAGGGCGCGGCGGGCGCGCTGCCTGCGCAGAGCCGCCTCCGGGCTGAATACGCCGATCAGCGCATCGATGGCGCTCATGGGCCAAGCCTCGCCACAGAATACCCGGCGCCTCCGATTGACGGGCCGCCCTTCTCAGACTGGACGCGCCGCTCCCACTCCTTGCGGCCCGCCCTGATCTCGGCGAGGTCCTCACGCGAGAGCCTGCGACCCTCAAACATAACGTCCTTGCCCTGCAGCACCGCGGCCTCGGCCGCCAGGTACTTGGCAAGCATATCGGTAGCTGTGCTCATAGATTTCAGGCCCAGTAACGGAGGCTCTCACGCTACGCCCCGCGCCATGAAATTGTTACCCGCTGGATTTCATTCGCCAGCCAGTATCTGCCGCACCCTGCGCTCGCAGACACCGTACCGCCTCGCCAGTGCGCTGTGATTGCGCCCATCAAACTCCTCGCGCATACGGGCATCGCGCAGCTCGCGGTTCGGTGCAGGTATGTACAGCGTCTGACCCCCGGCCTGCGCACGCAGCGCGGTCACGATATCGTCCGACAGCGCGGCAGCGGCTATTTCCTGCACCTGGTAGGCGCCACATATCGCAGCAGTGACGGCGCGATGCAGCTCAACGGCGCTGTCAGTGTCGCGGTTGTTCACAGCCTGCCGCTCCAGTCTAAATTGCCCAGCTTGCGGCCAGCGGCCGGCCTTGCTGTCTGGCGAGCGCGCCGTTCGGCACGGGTCTCGCGCAATGTGTTTGCCTCCAGTCGATCCGCCCATTTGGGCGGGTTTGCCCAGCTCAGGCGATTAACGCGGCGGGTATGCATGTGCATCAGGAGCGCACGCGTCATCGCGCATAGGTCGATGGCCTCGTTACGCGCCCGGACCTTCACCCATGATCCATTCGCCTGCCTGACCTCTGCGCGCATCTCGTCCCAGAAGGTTGCCCCGAGCCAGCTGCCGAAATGGATCTTCCCGGGGCCTGCCTCGGCCCGCCGCGCACCGTTGAACATCGCGTCCTTCAGCGAGTTTGCGTTACACACGAGCAGTCTCACCGTGCCGGACCGGCCGGTCTTGCCTTGGGCGGTCACGGTGGATTCCTTCACTGGCGCCGCATCGCGCGACGAGCCGCCCTTGTATAGCCAGGCTCGACGACGGAGCTCAAGCGGAAGCGACAACCACCAGGCGTATGCGTTTGCTGTAACGCCCTCCTCGCCACCGGTGTCCACAATGATCTCCGCAACGCGAAGCTCCTGCTCGGCATCCTCCGTGCGGTACGTCCACTCGAGCATCTCTGTGAGCACCGACCAGTCCTCTGGGTACCTGGCTGGATCAACCTGCGCAAACCCACTGTCGCGTGAGCCCGCGCGATTGCTGTCGCGTATGTCTCTCCGGTCTATCACCCACTGCTCGTAGTCCGGCGCGTGAGCATGGGCCTGTATGACAAACCGCGAGTCCTGCCCGCCCTGGACGTCCACCGATACGGTGATAAATCGAGCCTGACCAGGCACAACGAATCGAGGGAAGTCCTCCGCCATGTCGGCAATGTCAGAGCGGGCCGCATCATGGCGGCTCAGCGCAGACAGGTACGGCATCGCGAGATCCGTGTTTACCACGGTCTTTAGGGTCTCCTCGTCGCCGCTCGCCGCAAATCCGCGCAGCGCCTGCAGGTAGCGCAGCAGCAGGCTGTGCCATGACTGATAGGCCGCGGCGACACCACCCAGCCAGTAGCTCGCGATGCTGGAGCCCAACGGGTCTCCGGATCGCTCGCCATCACGGTTGATTTGCTCGCCATCACGAAGCCATGCGCCAGCCTGCAGAAGCCTATGCTTATGCTCGGGACCGACAGCAGATCCGCAGTGCGGGCAGTAGATCACCGCGTGCTCAGACGCAAGGGCAGACAAATCAGCCCCGCGCACGACCTCGAGCAACGCCTCCTCATCCGGCAGGGTGGCGAACAGAGCAAGCCCAGGAGACGCCTCGAAGAACTCACGGCAGTGCGGGCAAGGCCAGTAGAACCTGCGCCGGTCTCCGCGATTGTAAACCTCGAGGATCCCGGTGGTCGGCGGCGCCTCATGCGGAGTAGCTGCGCGCCAGTTCGGGTCGCGGATGGGCCGGCCAGGCGAAGACTCCACCATGCACATGCCCCGCGATAGGAATGTGGTGGTGCGCTTCAGCCCAAGCTGAAAAGCCGAGCCTTCACCATCGATGTTGTCCGGCATCCGATCGTAATCGGTGAGCGCCACATAACGGTAGTCCGAGCTCGCCAGCTGCGACGCTGACGGCCAGCCCAGCTTGAGCCACATACCGTGCCGGAACAGCTTGTCGTAGGTGTTGTCATCCTGCCCGCCGGCGATCAGCTCGGCCAGTGCGGGTGAATGCCTGATCGCCCGGTCCACGCGCGTCTTGCTGTAGTCTCGCGCCTTATCCTGCGTCATCTGGAGCGCCAAAAAATCGCCAGGATCGCAGGTCGCCGCGTAGGTGATCCAGCCGTCCAGGAGACTCATGGTCTTCCCGCTGCGTGCACTTCCCACAAACACCACCGCCTCATGCCGCCGGCTGGCAAGCATGTCCATCGGCTCGACCATGTACGGCGTCTCCGCCGCAGACCACCGGCCCGTATACCCACCGGGCTGGGCGATGTGCAGCCGCTCCGCGGCACCCTGCGAAACCGAAACACGTACCGGCGGCCGGAATGCCTGCGCCGCGCCGCGCACTACCGGCCAGGCCGAGGCGAAGCTACTCATGGACCGGGCCAAGCTCCGACAGACGGTCGGCGATCGATGACATCTCGGCATCAAGCACACACTCGATAGCGGCAATCACATCCGGTGCAGCTCCGGTGCGACGCTCGATGTTGTCAGGCAGCGACCGCAGGCCCTGCGCAATGGCGCTGAATGCAGTGGCGATCACCCTTTCGACCTCCTCCACCGGTATCAGCTCCCTATCCCGCTCCTGCAGCGCCCTGCGCTTGAGCTCACTGTCATACCAGGCCTTGCGGTCTTGCGGCGCCATGCTGTCAGGATCCGCATCCGACGCAGCGCCAGAACCGTGCAGCACGCGGGACACATCAGCAATGGAATACACAGCATTGCCGTGCCGCCGGCCTACCGGCTGGAGACCCGCATCACTGATTCGCTTCGCAAGCGTCTGCCGGTGCAGACCGAAGCACTCAGCGAGCCTCGAGACTGACCAGGCAAACGCATCGTTAATTTCACGGATTTCCGCCACACCAAGAACCGGTACCCGGCTCAGCCCTCCTGGTGATGATGCCTAGCAGCACCGAAAAAC